AAAGTAAAAAGCAGATTGCATTCTTTAGAAAAGCAAGAAACACGAGTTCAGCAAAGCTTAGATGTTTTGCTTGATGGTGTGAATGAAATAAAACTTTTGCTTGCCAAGAAAGGAATTCAATGAGGGATTTAAACCGTATCATATTACACTGCGCTGCTACCCCTGAAGGTAGAGAGGTAAGTGTGGATACTATTCGTAAGTGGCATACAGACCCTCCCCCTCAGGGTAATGGATGGTCAGATATTGGATACCACTATGTAATTCATATTGACGGCTTAACAGAGATTGGCCGCCCTGTTTCTATTCAAGGTGCTCACACATCGGGAGAAAACGAAGACTCTATTGGGGTTTGTTATGTTGGAGGAGTGGACAAGGATTTAGTTCCTCAAGACACTATGACTGTTGAGCAAGAGATATCTTTTGTTGAACTAGTTAAAAGTTTACGACTTACATTTGGTTACTTAAGTGTTCACGGACACAACGAATATTCATCTAAAGCTTGTCCTTCTTTTTCAGTAGAAAAGAAGTTCGGCTTTCTAAACAAATAAGCTATGGAATTTCTAGTACAAAATTGGGCAAGTCTCGCCCTTGCCTTGATTACTGCAGCAGGAACTGTCACTGCTTTAACCGAAACAGAGAAAGACGACAAAGTCGTTAATGTTATGAAGCGAATTTTACAAGCTGTAGTTCTCGGTAAAAACCGTAGGAAGTAAAGTTGTATCTTTGCCTTAATTCTAATTTAATCTAATTTAAAATGGCTAAAAAAATCAAGCCTACCAAGCTCACCTCTGAAGAACTTCAGAGTTTGCGAACGTCTCTTCAGGAAATCAACCAAGGTAAGATTTCCCTTGCAGACCTTGAAATTCAAAAATCCGAGGCTATTCTTTTGCTAAAGGGTTTAAAAGATAAATTCTCTGAGGTAGAAAAATCTATAACTAAAAAGTATGGAGAAGACATTACCTTGAATATTGAAACGGGAGAAATAAAACCTAAAGAAAATGGCTAAGATTAGTACATACCCTATTGATTCGTCCGTCAGCCTTGCTGATTATGTGATTGGAACTGATGCTGAAGACAGCAACATTACCAAAAACTACACTGTTGGTAGCCTTTTTGCTATTAGTTCAGGGCATGTTAATGGGTATTCTACTACTCCTACCACTACAACTTTTGCTGCCGCAGACACTTATGTGGTTCTCGCTAATGTATATACTGAAGGGTCGGCTTCTAAATGGACTGCTGCCACCAATAGGTTGACATATACAGGAACCACTCCGGCTACCACTAATGCTTTTCTTATTACGTTTGTAGTATCTACTAGAAATGCGTTATCTGACTTAACGTTTTTGATTTATAAAAATGGAGTTGCACTAGCTGACACACAGCAGGGAACTGCTACTACTGAAAATAATAACATTTCCATTCAAACTATTCAGAATGCAACCACAGCGGATTATTTCCAAGTGTTTGTAAAGTCTAGTTCCATAGGAAGTGTTGTATGTAACAGCATAAACGCTACTGTTGTAGCAGTGCGATAAATGAAAAGTGACATCCGCAAGATATCAGTCGGCCCTGATGCTAAAAGCGGAGCACTTCATTACTTAGTAGGTCAAGACGTATTGGGAGGTAGCTATCGTATACACCATATCCGTCAGGAAGATGATGGGTGTATATTTATTTGGATTCAGCGAGAAGATGAAATCTTTTTATGGAAACAGTTTAGAGATACAATGCCTATAGCCATTGAATACAATCTTGAATTTTAATGCAATCACCAACTTGTTTTATAGCTACGCCCTTTGGAAATAAACGTTACGACAACACCAAGGTTATGGGTGAAGTTGAAATTGTTACAAGTACCTCTGAGGAAAACCATAAAGCCTCTAACCGTTTAGCCGTAGTTCAGTCAGTTCCCTTAGAATACAATGGACCAATTGAAAAAGGAGACATCCTTTTGGTTCACCACAATGTATTTAAGTTTTATAATGACATCTCAGGGAAAAGAAAAAGCGGTAAGAGTCATTTATGGGAAGAGCTTTTTTTAATAGATAATGAGCAGTTCTTTATGTACAAGAAGGATGGAGCTTGGCATGCTCATGATAGATATTGCTTTGTAAAGCCCGTACCCTCGGACAATTCTTACATATTTAAACCATCTTCGGAAGAACCTCTTATGGGAATCATGAAGTATCCCAATCAATATTTAATTGATAACGGGATTAAGGAGGGGGATGCAGTTTCTTTCACGCCTGAATCAGAATATGAGTTTTTAGTAGACGATGAAAAGCTTTATAGGGTTTATGACCACCAAATTACTTTCTCCCTATGAACTCTAAATCATTGAAGGAGCAAGTAATTGCTGCAGGTTACAGGGCAGTAGAACAGCTTGTCAAGGTCGCAAAAGAAGATATTATTAAGCCTGACCCTGAAGATGAATTAGCTGCAGACCGTTTAAAAAATGCAGCGGCTACTAAAAAACTATGCATCTTTGATGCGTTTGATATCCTTAATAAGATAGAAACAGAGCAAGAAGAGCTTAACTTGCTTACCGGAGACTCAAGTAGAACTGATAGCAAGCAGGGATTTGCAGAACAACGAGCTAAAAAATAAGCTGTACACAAAGCATAAGGATTTTATTCCTAGGGCCGTTGTTGCGAATAAAAATAGGGCCAAGACTTGGCATTACGGATACAACGAAAAATATGGAGTTGTTGTAATATCTAAGACAGGTCAGATTGGTGACATCATAAATGTATCGGGGTTAGACATTGCGTTGCCTCCAACCCCTAGGGGGTTATCTCCTGAGCCGGATTATTGGATTCGTCACGAACTCCCTAAGTCTTTGCAGAGGATACAATCTATTTTTCAGTGGAACGACATGCCTTCTTCATTTAAGAATGAATGGATAGATTACATTGAAACACAGTTTGATTCTAGAGAAAATGGACATTGGTTCATAAACAAAGGAGTTCCTACTTATATAACAGGTGCTCATTACATGTACCTGCAGTGGGCATCTATTGATGTAGGATATCCTGATTTTAGAGAAGCCAATAGAATTTTTTATATTTTTTGGGAGGCATGTAAAGCTGACGACAGATGTTTTGGAATGTCTTATTTAAAAATAAGACGCTCAGGATTCTCTTATATGGGTTCATCAGAATGTGTAAACACAGGTACACTCGCAAAAGATTCAAGGGTTGGAATACTTTCCAAGACAGGTTCTGACGCAAAGAAGATGTTTACGGATAAGGTGGTTCCTATAGCTAACAGGTTACCATTCTTCTACAAGCCTATTCAGGATGGTATGGATAAGCCTAAAACAGAACTAGCCTTTAGAATTCCTGCATCTAAGATTACGAAAAAGAATATGCATGAGGTAGCTGCTCAAGACCTAGATGGTCTCGACACTACTATCGATTGGAAGAATACGGACGATAACTCATATGACGGGGAAAAGCTTTTACTCCTTGTTCATGATGAGAGTGGTAAGTGGGTAAAGCCCAACAACATCTTAAACAATTGGAGAGTAACCAAGACGTGTTTAAGATTGGGTAGCCGTATTATAGGCAAGTGCCTAATGGGTTCTACCTCCAATGCTTTAAGCAAGGGTGGGAGCAATTTCAAAAAACTTTATGAGGATTCAAATCTAGAAAGTAGAAATGCAAACGGTCAAACTAAGAGCGGTATGTATTCTTTGTTTATTCCTATGGAATACAACATGGAAGGATTTATTGACCGTTACGGACATCCTGTATTAAAAGCCCCTAAAAAAGAAGTAAGGGGTATCGACGATAGGCCCATTAGAAATGGTGCGATTGATTATTGGGAAGCTGAGGTGGATTCATTGAAGAATGACCCCGATGCTCTTAACGAATTTTATAGGCAGTTTCCTAGAACTGAATCTCATGCGTTTAGAGATGAAAGCAAATCTTCGTTGTTTAACCTTACAAAGATTTATCAGCAGTTAGATTATTCAGAGTCTTTAATAAAAGAACAGTATGTAACACGCGGTTCTTTTGGTTGGGAGAATGGTCACAAGGATACCACGGTCAGGTTCTATCCTGATAAGAGAGGTAGGTTTTACATATCATGGACTCCGTCACGTCCTCTTCAAAATAACGTCATAGACAAAAGGGGCGTTAAGTATCCGGGCAATGAGCACATAGGGGCGTTTGGATGTGACTCCTATGACATATCAGGCGTTGTTGGGGGCGGTGGTTCTAACGGAGCGTTGCACGGTCTCACTAAGTTTAGCATGGAAGAGGCTCCTAGCAATGAGTTCTTTTTAGAATATGTAGCTCGTCCTCAGACTGCTGAGATATTTTTTGAGGATGTCCTCATGGCGTGTGTCTTTTACGGTATGCCCATCTTGATTGAGAACAATAAGCCTAGGCTGTTGTATCATTTTAAAAATAGGGGATACAGGGGTTTCTGTATGAACCGTCCTGACAAACCATTTACCAAACTTTCTAAAACAGAAAAAGAGCTTGGTGGTATACCTAACTCAAGTGAAGATGTAAAGCAAGCTCACGCCTCTGCTATTGAGTCTTACATTGAAAAATACGTAGGTCTAGATTTAGATGGGGACTTT